CTAAGAAAGAGGAATCTAAAATAAGTGTTAAATTTGTAAGATATAAGAATACAGGCATTAGAAGCGAAATCATCGAATAATGGATAAACCATCAGTTGTTATCTCTGCACTACCTTTCCCGGACCAGATGGCTCCAGACGAGGTTAAGGCTACATATGAATATGGTCTAAAGGTAGGTAAAGCCATCGAAGGAGAGTGGTTTAAGAGGAAATCAAACTCAAGTAGATTTTATCAACAGTGGGGTGAATTCCACCGTTTGAGACTATACGCTCGTGGAGAGCAACCAGTACAAAAGTATAAAGATGAGCTTGCCGTCAATGGTGACATATCTATGCTCAACCTAGACTGGACTCCTGTTCCTATCATCCCTAAGTTTGTTGACGTTGTCGTAAACGGAATGATAGACCGACCATATACTGTAAAAGCTGAAGCTCAAGATGTAATGTCTGCAGAGAAGAAGAATATCTTCCAGGATATGATCGAGGCTGATATGGTTGCTAAGGACTTCCTTACACTTACGCAGGAGCAGTTTGGCATTGATGCTTTCAATGTTAATCCTGATGAGTTACCTGCAAATGATCAGGAGTTGTCATTGTACATGCAGATGAACTACAAACCATCTGTCGAAATTGCCGAAGAGATTGCTATTGACACTGTCATGAAAATGAATGAGTACGAAGATACACTTCGTCTCTACTATTATGACGTTACTACTCTCGGTCTTGGCGTTGTTAAGCATGAGTTCTTAATTAACGACGGCGTAAAAGTTGAGTATGTAGATCCAGCAAACTGGATTCACAGCTATACAGAAAAGAATGACTTCTCAGATTGTTTTTATTTTGGTGAGGTTAAGCAGGTGCATTACACTGAGCTTCTAAAAATGAATCCAAATCTAACAGATGAGGAGCTTACTGAAATTAAGAATGCTGGATCAGCATGGTATGACTACTTCCCTGTAGTTAGAAACTACCAAGATGATGCATTCTTGAATGAGGTTGTAACGTTATTGTATTTTAATTACAAGACACACAAGAAGTTTGTTTGGAAGAAGAAGATTCTTGAGAACGGAGGTGAGCGAGTTATTCGTAAAGAAGATACGTTCATGGCTCCAAACGGTGAATACTTTGAGGTAATTGAAGCAGTTCGCGACGTTTGGTATGAAGGTGTTCTTGTTGGTGGATCAAACATAATGATCAAGTGGGAGATGATGAAGAACATGGTTCGTCCTAAGTCTGCATCACAGCGCGCACTTCCAAACTATATTGCTTACGCTCCACGTTACTATAAAGGAAACATTGAGTCGTTAGTTCGACGCATGATTCCATTTGCTGATCAGATTCAGTTGACACACTTGAAGCTACAGCAGGTTATGGCTCGCATTGTTCCTGATGGTGTATTTATCGATGCCGATGGTATTAATGAAGTTGACCTAGGTACAGGTGCAGCATACAATCCTGAGGACGCGCTCAATCTATACTTCCAAACGGGTAGTGTGATTGGTCGATCTTATACTACAGAGGGTGAGTTCAATAATGCTCGCATTCCTATCCAAGAGCTAAATACAAATAGTGGTCAGGCTAAAATGGCTGCCCTTATCGGTAACTACAACCACTACTTAAATATGATCCGCGATGTGACGGGTGTAAATGAGGTGCGTGATGCATCTACACCACATCCAGATGCATTGGTTGGTGTTCAAAAACTTGCGGCACTAAACTCAAACACAGCTACTCGCCACATCTTAGATGCTGGTATCATCACAACTAGACGTGTAGCTGAGTGTATTTCTATACGTATTGCAGACATCTTAGAGTATTCTGACTTTGCTGAAGAGTTCGCTATGCAGATTGGTAAGTATAACCTATCGATCTTACAGGACGTTAATGAGTTATACCTACATGACTTTGGTATCTTTATTGAGGTAGCTCCAGATGAAGAGCAAAAAGCTCAGCTTGAGCAAAACATTCAAATGGCACTACAGCAGCAAACGATTGATCTTGAGGATGCAATTGATATCCGTATGATCAACAATGTTAAGCTTGCCAATGAGATGCTTAAGATGAAGCGTCGTAAGCGAATGGAGCAAAAGCAGAAAGAGAAGGAGATGGAGTTCCAAATGCAGATGCAGACAAACATTCAATCTTCTCAAGCAGCTTCTGAAGCCAAGGCGCAGATCATTCAATTGGAAGGTCAAACCAAAGCGCAGATCAAGCAGATGGAAGTTCAAGGTGAAATCCAAAAAATGCAAGCTGAGTCTGAACTCAAGAAAGAATTAATGGCTATTGAGTTCCAATACAACATGCAACTTAATGGCATGCAGATGCAAACATTAAAAGATCGTGAGGCTGAAAAAGAAAAGGCAAAAGATAAGCGAGTAGACCTACAGGCTACACGTCAGTCTGAACTTATTAACCAACGACAAAACAACCTGCCTCCGCAAAACTTTGAGAGTACAGAGGATTCCCTAGATGGCTTCGATTTAGAGTCATTCGGGCCTAAATAAATAATTATTAACTTTGTTGAAAATTTAATTAAATGGAAGGTGAATTTAAAGTGAGAGCTGTAGATTTCGAAGAGAAGTCTGTAGCCGAAAAAGAAGCAGAGCTTCTTGATGGTTTAGAAGATCATAGCGGTGATCAAGATACAGTTAAGATTGACTTATCGCAAGATCAACAACCAGCAGAAGACCAACAATTAGAACCAGATCCGGTAGAACCAGATCTAGATGATAATAAAGTTCTTTCATATCTTGGTAAAAGATGGAACAAAGAAATTACATCTTTGGATGAATTAGTTCAAGAGCGCGAACAAGCTGAAGAACTACCTGAAGATGTGTCTGCGTTCCTAAAATACAAAAGAGAAACAGGACGTGGTATTGAAGACTTCATGAAGTTGAATGTCGACTACAGTGCCATGGACGAAGATTCTCTACTTTATCAATACGCTAAAGATCAAAACCCAGAGCTTGATGCTGATGAGGTTAGGTTCGAATTAGAGTCCAAGTTTTCATACGATGAAGACTTTGATGATGAGAAGCATATTAAAAAGGTAAAGTTAGAGAGAAAAAAAGAGCTGACTAAGGCTCGTGAGTACTTTAATAAACTTAAAGAACAGTACAAGGTTCCGCTTGAGTCAAGGGAATCCTTTGTTCCGCAAGAAGAAAAAGAAGCTTACGAATCTTATAAGCAATATAAACAAACCGCGACTAGCGAGCAAGAGGAGCAACAAAAGCGGTCTAAGTATTTCGCTGAGAAGACGAATGAATTATTCTCTGATAAGTTTGAAGGTTTCAAATTTAATATTGACGAGAATAAAGCAGTAACGTTCAAGCCAGCAGATGCAAAGACACTCCTTAATGAGCAGTCTTCATTAAGTAACTTTGTAAATAAGTTCTTAAACGAAGATGGCTACCTAAAGGATGCTGAGACGTTCCATCGAGCAATAGCGATTGCTTCGAATCCCGAAAAGTTTGCAAAGTTCTTCTATGAGAAAGGCATGACAGAGGCTGTTGAGACAGTTTCTAAAGAGTCTAAAAATATTGACATGACTCGTCAAGCCACTCAGGTAACTAACAAAACTGACGGAACATTCCAAGTAAGAGCCGTAGAGTCTGGTTTCGGTAACAGATTAGTTATTAAACAAAAACCTAAAAACTAGAAAAAATGGCTGGTACATTACAGGTATCTCCGGGTGTAAATTTAACTCCGAGTTCCGTTAAGGCAACATTGCCTACAAACTACATTACTAACTTTGACTTCTTGAATCAGTATCTTCCTGATACTTATGAGCAAGAATTCGAGCGCTATGGTAACCGTTCAATCGCATCTTTCTTGCGTATGGTTGGTGCCGAGCTTCCTACTAACTCTGACTTGATCAAATGGGCAGAGCAAGGTCGTCTTCACACTAAATACACTGCGGTTACTGCTGTTGGTGCTACTGCTGGTGACGATACAGTTGTCTTTGATATCGGTACAGGAACTTGTGTTTTCCGCATTGGTCAAACTGTATTCCTTTCAAACAACGCATCTTCTACATCTTCTTACAAAGGTGTAATCACTGCGCTTCCTGCATCTGATCGTTTCACTGTTGCTTTCTACAATGCTTCTGGTATTGCTGCTGGTGACACTGGTGCTACATTCACTGCATTTGTTTACGGTTCTGAATTCCAAAAAGGTACTAGCGGTATGCAAGGATCTTTGGAAGCACAAGATTTGTTCTTCGATAACAAACCAATCATCATCAAAGACAAGTACACTGTTGCTGGTTCTGACATGGCTCAAATTGGTTGGGTTGAAGTAACTACTGAAAACGGTGCTACAGGATACTACTGGTATATGAAGTCTGAGCATGAGACTCGTCTACGTTACGAAGACTATCTTGAGATGTCAATGGTTGAAGGCGTTCCTGCTGAAGTTAACTCAGGTGCAGCTGCTGCATTAGGAAGTGCTGCTTACCCTGCTGGATCTACATTGCCTTACAATGCAGGTACTCAAGGTATGTTTGCTGCTATTGAATCTCGTGGTAACGTTTGGGCAGGTGGTAATCCATCTTCTTTGGGCGACTTTGATACAATTGTACAACGTTTGGACAAGCAAGGTGCTATCGCTGAGAACGTATTGTTCTTGAACCGTCAGTTCTCTTTTGACATCGATGATATGTTGGCTGCTCAAAACTCTTACGGTGCTGGTGGTACTTCTTACGGTTTGTTTGACAATAACCAAGAAATGGCTTTGAATCTTGGATTCACAGGTTTCCGTCGTGGTTATGAGTTCTACAAGACTGATTGGAAATACCTTAACGACGCAACTCTTCGTGGCGGCATCGTTGGTGGTGCTATCAATGGTGTTTTAGTTCCTGCTGGTACAATGAGCGTTTACGATCAAGTACTTGGTAAGAATGCAAAACGTCCATTCCTTCACGTTCGTTACCGTGCTTCTGAAGCTGAAAACCGTCGTTACAAAACTTGGATGACTGGTTCAGCTGGTGGTGCTCAAACTAGCGACCTTGATGCTATGGAAGTCAACTTCTTGTCAGAGCGTGCGCTTTGTACAATGGGTGCTAACAACTTCTTTATCTTCAAAGGATAAGAAAACCAATAATACGAGAGGGGTTTCGGCCCCTCTCTATTTTTTAATAAGTTAAATTATATCAAATGAAAAGAGTAAAACTAGAGGCGAAAGATCGCACCTACCTATTAAAAATTGAAAATGCTCCATTGAGCTATTTTATTGCGCATAAAGATACTCCGCGCAAACGTCTACTTTATTATAACGAAGAGACAAACACAAACCATCCACTTCGCTACGCGCGAAATTCTAACTCACCATTTCAAGATGAACAAGATGCCAACGTTATCGTTGAGCCTATTGTATTTGAAGATGGAATTCTAAATGTTCCAAAAAATAATCCTGTACTTCAAGAATTCTTACATTACCACCCTGGCAATGGAAGTGAATTTTATGAATTTGATTCAGAGAAAGATGCCCAAGAAGATGTTCAAGAATTATTCTCAGAAATTGATGCATTATTATTGGCTCGTGATTTAGCAGATAAAGATATCAATACATTGGAAGCAGTCGCTAGATTGGTTTTAAAAGGTAATGTAGATAAGATGAGTTCTGCCGAAATAAAAAGAGACATGATGTTATTTGCTAAGCGTTATCCGCAAGACTTCATGGAGGCAGCTTCTGATCCAATGCTTAAAATCAACAACTTCGCAGCACGCGCATTTACATCAGGATACTTAACCTTCAGAGGAAACAAAGACATCCACTATAACTTCAAGGACAATAAGAAGCGTCTAATGACCGTTCCGTTTGGTCATGACCACATCCATGCATTGGCTTCTTATTTGCAGTCTGACGAAGGGTTAGAGCTATACAAATACCTAGAAGATAAATTTTCTGAGAATTAGTATATTTGCATAGTTATTAACTATTAAAACGTTTTAAGATGAACAAGAAATTTTTACAATTTACGATTGGAGCAGCAGATGCACTAGTGAAGAAATTAATTCCAGCAAACACAGAGTGGTTTATTGAATACACAAGCACTACTGTATTGACTCTTACCGCTGTAGGTGGGGTTGCTACTGCTGATGTTATTACAATTACATTTACAACTGCTGATGCTACTTACGCATCTCATGCAGCTGTAGTAAATGCATTGGCTTTTGCTAACCAAGCTCTCTCTAATCCAGATGCAATTATTATTCCTGCACTTCCTTTGGTTGGCGCTACACAACAATTGATTACATCTGTAGCTATTGCTTAATCACTAGTAAACTACTACTAAAAGGGCACTTCTAATGGAGTGCCTTTTTTTATTTATCTTTGTACAAAAGCAGTCAGATGATCAATGACGTTCGAAATACCGTCCTATCAATAATTAGCAAAGACAACCGTGGCTTTATTACGCCATTCGAGTTTAACTTGTTTGCAAAGCAAGCACAGCTTGAGATTTTCGGGCAGTATGTATACAATTACAGCAATGCAATCAATAAGCAAAATGCTAGAATGCATGGAGAGGGATACACTGATATACCAAAAAACATAGGTGAAGTAATTGATACTTTTTCTGTATTTACATCGGCAACATATAATATTGCTACCAGTAAGTTTAATTTCCCGGTAGATCCATCAACTGGTATTGAAAACTATTTCTTCTTGGAGAAACTTGTTTACAATAATTCTACTGAAATTGAGAAAGTTAGCCACAGAAAGATATTGAATTTGGTTAACTCAAATCTTACAGCACCAACTACTAAATACCCTGTATATACAATGGATCAAAACGGTTTATTGGTTTATCCTACAACCATTACATCTAATGTAACTATACAATATATAAGGTATCCAAAAGATCCTGTGTGGACATATCAAGAAACGTTATCAGGCGATCCATTCTTTAATCCATCAGATCCTAACTATCAAGACTTTGAACTTCCGTTAGATGATTTTGCCAATCTAGTTATTAAGATACTAGAGTACGCTGGTATATCAATTAGAGAACAAGAAGTTGTGTCAGCAGCTAAAGCTGAAGAAGTACAAGACATTCAACAGAAACAATAATGGCATATATAACTAACTATCAGTACTATACCAACAATGGTAATGTCCCTGAAGATGAAAATTGGGGATCATACCAATATGTTAGTCTTGACTATATGGTCAATAACTTTATATTAAACTATGTTGGCAATGATAAGTTGATTAATAATGTCGACAGATATACTATTTTATTTCATGCGAAAAGAGCTATACAAGAGCTTAATTATGATGCACTTAGAAATATTAAAGTACTTGAATTTGAATTAGGGGACCAACTTAAGTTGATATTACCACCTGACTATGTAAATTATGTGAGAATATCAATGCTTAGAAATGGTGTTTTATATCCACTTACTGAGGCAAGACAGAGCATAACAGCAACTGCATACTTACAAGACAACAACGGTCAGATTATATTTGACTCGAATGGAGAGGTAGTTATTGGCGAGTCAAGATTAGATATCTTACGACAGGAGAATAAACTTTATGTTGGCCCTGGTCCATACTATAACCAATGGGGTTGGGAGTATGACGGGGAATGGTATTTTGGGTATCCAATTGCACAAAACTTTGGTTTAAATACAGCAGATGCAAATATTAATCCTAAGTACTATATCAATAAAGCAGCCGGTGTGATTGATTTCACATCAGGTGTAGAGAACTCTTACATTGTACTTGAATATATATCTGATGGAATGGAGAACGGCGACACAAGCGCTATCTCTATCAATAAATTAGCAGAAGAATATATTTATGCTTATTTAAAATATGCCTTACTTAACAATAAGTTCGGTGTTCAAGAATACATTATTAATAGGGTTAAGAAGGATAAAACAGCTGCCCTTAGAAATACCAAAATCAGATTGAGCAACATGCACCCAGGCCGATTGTTGATGGCAATGAGAGGCAAGGATAAATGGATTAAGTAATTATGGCTGACCTACAAAGAACATTTCTTGCCGGGAGAATGAACAAAGACCTCGATGAGAGGTTAGTTCCTGATGGAGAATACCGTGATGCGGTAAATATAACTATTGACACATCAGAAGGATCAAATATTGGTGCTGTTCAGAATTCCCTTGGTAACACATTAACAACAAACATAAATAACATACTTGCTAGTTACCAGATCCCTGCGGCAGTAAATGCGGTTACTATAGGAGCATTAGCATATGAGCCATCAAACTTATTATATTGGTTTGTAAAGGCTGATAACTTTGAGGGTATATTTGAATACAATGAGATTACTAATGCATCATTGTTAGTACTTGGATGTCAAATACCAAACTCAAATAATGTTAGATTGAATTTTGACGCTAATTATCTAATTACTGGTGTTAACTACATTACTGACGGTATGGGTGGTGGTTTTCTTATTTGGAATGACAACTTAAACCCACCTAGAAAGATTAATATTAATAGATGCAAGACATATAGCGTTAATGATACTAGAATTGACGACGATATTAATCTAATTGTCGCTCCACCACTTAACTCGCCTTTTATATCATTAAGCACACTTCAGTCTACAACATTAGACCCAAATAATATTGAGGACAAGTTTGTTTATTTCAGCTATCGATATAAGTACTTAGATAATGAGTACTCATCAATGTCTCCATTTTCATCTACAGCATTCAATCCAAAATTCTTGAATATTGATATAGAGACAGGTGAAAATAAAGGCATGCTTAATGAATTTAATCAGGTTGAAGTTACATTTGAAACTGGAAATGAGTTTGTTAAGGAAATTCAATTATTAGTTTGGGAGTCTAGAACTCTTAATGTAAAAATTGTTGAGACGTTAAATAAGGAAGAAATAGGTATACAAGATAATTCTACGTATAGTTTCTTCTTTATGAATAATAAAACATACGCAGCTCTTCCTTCAGATCAAGTAACTAGATTATTTGACAACGTGCCTCTTAAAGCTTTAGCTCAAGATATCATTGGGAGTAGATTAGTTATGGGTAATTACACTCAATTCAGAGATTTAATAGGATACAGTACAAATGATTTTATAGATGTTAATTATACTGTAGATTATATTTCAGAGCCCATCACATCACTACCAAAACAAACATGGAGAAGCGATCGAGATTATGAGATTGGTATCGCCTATTTAGATGATTATGGTCGAATGACTACTATATTAACATCTGTTGATGGGGCATCTACTAGTTCAACTCCAGGCAATAATCAGTCTAACTCAGTATATATATCTCCAGATAACTCAAGTACTGCAAATTCTTTGGTTGTTAATATAAAGAATGAGGCTCCTGTATGGGCTACTGGGTACAGATTATTTGTTAAGCAGTCTAAAGGAGAGTATTATAATTTGTTTCCTGTTACTTTTTTAAAGGATAATTTATATAGATATTTTTTAATTAACGAAGCTGATAGAGATAAGATAAAGGTTAATGGATATATAATATTTAAGTCAGCAAACGGATCCCCAACAAACTCAAATAAAAAATTCAAAGTACTTGAGCTTGAGTATAAGCAATCCGGTTTTAATAATATACCTGGAGCCTTAGAAGGGTTATATTTTAAGATTAAAGCTGATTATATAGATACTTTTTTAGACATACCTACTCAAAACACTTATTCATATTTAGGAAGTGGAAGAGGTCCTGATAACAATTCATCAGGAACTCAAACACCTGCTGTTGCACAAAACAATATTTTCTATATTTCCGCTCCTATATATTATTCTATTAATGGAACACCGAATACGGGCCCAGGAATATCTGTAAGCCAATCGTCTTCTAGTTCATTAGACGATGTTAGGATTTCTATAGAAATACTTAACTCAACTACATTTAGATGGACCACAGATGTAGCTCAATCTTGGTGGATAGCTAACTTACCAATTAGCACATCACCTATAACATTAACATCCGGCGATACCACATTGGTTTTTAATTTTGACTCTTCAAGTGGATATACAAATGGAGATAAATGGGTTATAAATGTTAGAAGTGGAACTCAATTCCAAGGAACACCATTACAACCTAATGGAGGATATGGCTTACCTAAACCAAATACTCCTTATTTAGCATCTTATGATCCTCAAGTATATGGTGGCCATGCTGCTATAAAAGGACCAGGAGCAATATATGCAGGTGCAAATATTTCAATCGATATATTAAATGACGGTGCAGCTATAAATGCACCTGGCCAAAATGCTACTTCTATGTCTTGGGTATCAGATAAAGATTATGCAGATATTGAGGAATGGTTTTGGCAATCTGGAGCATATCAGTCATTTATACAATACAATCAAAATGGAACAGATATACATGCTGCTGCCGTTACATTTAGAAATGCTATTGATGTAACTCAATCATATAGCACATTTGGATTTACTAGTAATGTTATTGAAGTCGATCCTGCTAGTTCTGAAAAATGGATGTTGGTAAGAGGATTTGGATTAAATCAAGGATCTAGCAGAAATGAAATATCTGTTCAATTGAAAATAACTCAAACGCCTCCAGGATCTAAACTTACTGCTGAAACTGTGCCTGCAAATGACGATGTGGACATCTACTATGAAATGAGTAGAACATATCCGATTGTTAATGGCAACCACATAGCGTTATGGAGTTATGATCAATGTGTTGCAAATGGAAGCAATGTTTATTTAGTGCAGGATCCACAAAGACTGCCACATTATTTTCAAGACGGTCAATCAGTTTATGTGACAGCTACAAACATACCTGCTGGTTTTTATAATGTTGTCAGTGTTCCTAATAGATATTCTATAGAAATTGATTATGCAGCTGCAACTGCAAATATACCTGGAGGAGTTTCAGACAATAGCTTTGACAAAAACCAAACTAGTTCACTAAATGGTGCAGTCATTGTCTTAAATAACACCAATAATAAAAACTCAGACTATAATGCTTATTGCTATGGTAATGGTGTAGAGTCTAACAGGATTCTTGATGGATTTAATCAACCATGGTTAAAGTATAGTTTAAGAGCTAGTGGTGTTATTGAGGATTATGAACAACAAGTAAAAGAAGCATCACTTACTTATAGTGGTCTATATAGATGGGATTCATCAATAAATAGACTCAATGAGTTTAATTTATCTACAGCAAATTTTAAAAACCTAGATAAGAACTTTGGTTCAGTTCAGAAACTATATGCTAGAACTACTGACTTAATTGTATTGCATCAAGATAAGATTACATCAGTTTTATATGGTAAGAATTTATTAGTTGATGCTGTTGGCGGTGGATCAGTTGCATCAGTGCCTGAAGTACTTGGAACACAGATTGCATTACCTTATGAATTTGGTATATCATCAAATCCAGAAAGCTTTGCTACTTGGGGGAATAAAATGTATTTCTCTGATGCAAGAAGAGGGGCAGTACTTGAAATGTATGGTGATCAAGTAATGGAGATATCTAGAATGGGTATGTCTGATTACTTTAGAGATCTAATGATTAGCACGCCTAATATGGCAAAACTTGGAGCTTATGATCCATATAATCAAAACTATGTATTTGCCTCCACATCTAGAAGAAATACGCCTTGTGATATAACAATTAATCCAACGGCAGGTAGTTTTCCATATAATACAGCTGGGGAACTTGAATATTTATTTGCTTTATCTGGAACTACAAGTTGGTCTATTGCTGTAATTAATAATGGATTTGGAACTAATTGGGTTGAATTACCTCCGTATTGTCAATCAGGTGTAGGTTCTCAAGACATATATGCTAGAATTCAAAACAATACTACGGGTACGCAAAGGAGTGTAATATTTAGAGTCACTTATTGTAATACATCAATAGATTACACTCTAATACAAGGGCGTGGACCTAGAACAGATTTCAATATTATAACGTTAGGTAAAGATGAGTTCAAAAACTAAACAATCTTTTAGCTACACAGGTAGCTCAACATATACCATTGATAATGTGGTATTAAGTGGAAGTGCAATTGCTTTGTTTGATTCATCTACAGGTATCGGTGGTGTTGGATATGTCCCATATAATGGATCTACCGTAACTGTTATTGCCGGTGACGCATTAGCTGATTACAGACAACTTGCTCCGACACTAAATAATAAGCTTTACTATTTAGTATCTAATGTTGCCTATACTGCCGATGACAAGTCAACAATACTTAGCCTTGCTACTGAAATACCTGTTGTTTTATCAGGCGGTGTATTCACAGGTCAGTTTGTATTCTCTAATCCAAACAACTATGAGTATGTGTACTTATTATGGGATTATGAGGATAAAATGAATACAGTTGCCTCTTATAAAGGTGTAACTGAAAGTCGATCAATTGAAATGAATTATGGAGCTAATATCGGGAGAGCTGGTATTAGTTTTAATACCATTGACCCTGATCAACCTACAAGATACCAAGTTGAATGGAATGGTGAGATTGTAGCTGATACAAAGTATGTTGGGATTAATTCATCATCTAATTATAGCGCATTAATAGCAGCAGGTGTTCCTGAAGATGAAATTGGATTAATAGCTCCATATACAGGGCTTATTGATAATGGAACAGGTGTTATTGAGTTTTATAAAAATTTGCCAACCGGAGAAGCTAATTTAATTGTATCATCGCCATTCAGTGGATCAACATGGATTGTAAATAAAATTAGTCCATACTTAACACAATTTTACTTTGATAGAGCAGCTGGAATACCATCAGATGTTTGTAGTCAGTGTCCTGATTTTTCTCTATACCATAATGGAACAGATGTATTACCAAGTGTTGGCGACCAACTATTTACTTCTTCAGACGGATCAAGTGTATATGTTGGAGATGATTATCTTCACCTTATAAACACAATTCTATGTGTTACTCCTCCTATATCAAACTTAAGTTACATAACCGTAGGATCTACAGGTGATGTTACTTCAAAACAAAGTTGCAGATGTTCTGAATTTGCCGTTCCTTTTATTATTGCAGACCCTATAAATGTTGATACAAATACAGTAGAAAATGTAATAATAGAAGTTGTAAACAACCCAACATCTTGGAGTATTCTAGCAAGTACATTACCAAATGAGGCTGTTTTTTCAGACGGTATTATATACTTTAATAACTGTCCGGCTGGGAACTACTCAATTACACTAAGAGCAACAAACTGCTTTGGAATATCATCTGCTGCTGTAATACCTGTTAACGTTACTAATCCTGGAGACCTTAAACCATTCTTAATTGATGTGGAGCAATTTAAAGAATCTGGAAGTGACGCTTGTTTGGTTATACCTACATTCACATTAATGTATTTTAATGGTAATGGATATATCCCAAATACTACAGATACAATTTTCTACGATCCTGAAGCACTAAAACCATTCATGGGTGGCGGTAAGTGGTATTATATAAATGACTCAGACTATACAATACAAATAGATGAGGATGGTACAGTTATAGGTGAAAGCACATGTGCTGGAACCACAACGACAACTACAACTACAACTACAACGACACTTCCTGCTGGTAATTATTATAATGCAGATTCATGTTCAGATCCATCAGTATCTGTCGTATTAAGAGATACTACCGCGGCTGTTATTGTGACCGGAAATATAGTTAAAACAACTGATGGAAACTGCTGGAGGATATCTTCAGTAGCTACAGCATCATCACCATATTACAATATGCTAACGCCTGTCGTTATATATGCAGATTGTACAGCATGCACAGGAACTACAACAACTACAACGCCTACATATATAACCTACTATCACACAGGTACATTTGCAGTAAACAGTTTTGTTTACACTAATGCAGGCGCTACAACATTATTTAATGGAGGTTTCCTGTGGTATCTAGTTAGAAAATCAGGAATTACTTACGCATGTCTTATTGCAAATACAGGTCAAATACTTAATATATCTGCATGCTCTGGGGTAACCACAACTACAACTACAACAACTATTCCTGTTAGATACTACTCAGGCACAAAATGTGTTGGCGGTGCAGCTGTATTATTGCAATACACAGGTTTTAGCGCGTTGACGCTTCCTAATTATGTAAAAGATAGTAATGGAGATTGCTGCACAATAACAGCGTCTGTAGGCCCAGGTGTTGTCAATGGAACTATATTTTATACGTATGGTAGCTGCTCAGAGTGTGCAGCAACGACAACTACGACAACGACGACAACTACGACAACGACGACAACTACGACAACGACGACAACGACTACGACAGCTGCGCCATTGACTCCGATTACGCTGTCATACTCTTCTTCACAATCATCTGTTTGCTCAGTTCTTGATATTGATAATTATTACGTCAATGGAGCTATTGGTGTTCCAGGAAATTATATCTTTACAAACTTAGCTGGCACAGATCCTGCGCCCGCTGGTTGGTATTTAAATTTAATTACAAATGTTGCGTATGAGTGGAACGGATCAAACTGGACCGGCGCAAGTAAAACCTGTTAATGAAAACACTTAGGATGTTGTCAGCGCAACCAGCGCTTGACTACTATGCATGGCAGATTGAGGTATGTATACATAACTTCGCTTCATTAGGTTACAAAAACATTGACATAGTTGCTGGTTATCAAGATGAGATACCTGAATCTTGGAATAAGTTATATCAGACTTATAGTGATATTGCTCGATTCTTTTTTTATAAGGATACAATGGGTGACTGTAATTACCCACCAGCTATACAAGCACATCTTTTGGAAAAGCACTTTAAGAAGCATCCTGATCTAATAAACGATGCAATTTTTTTTCATGATGCTGACTTTGTTTTCACCAAGTATATGGACTTTACTCCATATCTTCAGGATGACATATGGTACTTCTCAGACACTATCTCATACATAGGTTATGACTACATCATGAGCAAGGGAGAAGAGATCTTAGACGCAATGTGTAATCAAGTGGGTATATCAAAAAAGTTAATTGAGTTTAATAAGAATAGAAGTGGAGGAGCTCAAAAACTTATGAAGAACTTAACATCTCACTACTGGAAGAAAGTTGAAGAAGATAGTAAATCGCTATACAATCTATTAACTGAAATGCAGCACATTAAAAAAGAAGGAGATCCAAACGGCATACAGGCTTGGACAGCAAGCATGTGGGCCGAATTATGGAATGCTTGGTTTTTTGGACATCATGTTGAGGTACCTAAAGACTTTGATTTTGCTTGGGCTACGTGTCCATCTAGTTTATGGGATGAGCTTTATTTTTTCCATAATGCCGGTGTAATGAATAATAATCAAGGCATGTTTCACAAAGCGTCATATATGCATATTTTACCCTTTGGTACAAATCTGACGGTAGATACAAATAGGTGCTCATATTACTATTATCAAATGATCAAAAGCATGAAAAGCTGCTTAGTCTAAAATTCGTAACTTTGTTATATGGTTATAGATACGCTTACTTTTTCAGATAAAGCTGAGGGATGGACTTCTAGATGGACTTATCGCCCTGAGTGGATGATGGGATTGAATAGTTCATTCTATTCATTTAAGAATGGTAATTTGTATAAACATGATACTAATATAAATAGGACTCAGTTTTACAATGAACCTATTAATTCTCTATATGGATTTAGTATATCAACTGTAATAAACCAATCGCCAACAGAGATAAAAATGTTCAAGACGTTAGCGCTTGACTGTACACATCCATTAAATTTTGTTGGTTATACAGATCTTGATGATGCCCAAATGAGTATGTCTCAATTTGTAAATAAAGAAGGAGAATGGTATTCATATATGAGAAGGCCAGTAAATCAAATCAATTTTGACCTAATATCTGCTCAAGGTGTTGGAAATGTATTGTCTACAACAGCACCTGATATTATAACTACTCAAAGCAAGTTCACAAATATTAGCAAAGGGGATGAGATTTATAAAGCATCATTTGCTGGTACTATGATTTCAGGCGTTAATTATGTTGGAACAATAGACTACGTAGATCAGTCCAATAATGAGATTAAATTAGATGCTGCATTTGCTACACCATTACAACCTGGTGATTTTTTGGTATCTTTTAAATCATCATCTGCTGAATCATACGGAACAAGAGGATACTTCCTTAACCTTACACTATCAAGAAGTGGATCTGACGCTACTCCGGAAATAGAGCTATTTGCTGTTAGCACCGCAGTATTCAAAAGTTTTCCTTAAATTTGTTACATGGAAGTTAGGTTTTTAGATGACCGAGACTACGATGTATTATCCCAATGGTGGAAGGACTGGAGATGGTCAGCACCACCAAAAGATATGCTACCGCAAGACGGAAGGGGTGGATTAATGGTAAGTAAAGATGGTGAAGATATTTGCGCTGGATTTATTTACTTTACAAACTCAAAGACGGCTTGGATTGAGTACATCGTATCAAACTTTCAATATAGACAAAACGATCGCAAAGAAGCGATAGAACTATTAATAAAATCACTTGTTGAGGTAGCTGCTGAAACAAATGGAACTAAATACTTCTACACTTCTTTGAAGAACGAAAATTTGATTAACCGATATGCAGCATGTGGATTTGAAAAAGGATCAAACAACTGCACTGAAATGATAAAGATATGGCAGCAGTAACATCAACATTAGTAGCCTTAGGGGGAATTGGCGTTAGTGCCGCTCAGGCTATCAAATCACAAAGCCAAATGAAACAAGCTGAACAAGCTAGTGCATTGGCAAAACAGCAACTAAAACAAATTAAAGAAACCAATCCATTCAAGGCCTTACAGGTACCTACACTTGGTCTTGAGATGGCCCAACAGCAACAGTCTCAACGTGAGGCTCAGATGGTTGGTGCATTACAAGGCACAGGTGCTGAAGGTGTTTTAGGTGGTATAGGTCAGTTAGCAGCAGCAGGCAACGAGCAAGACATGGCTCTTGCTGCTCAAGCAAATCAACTTCAGTATGGTAGAGATATGGCTCAAGCTGAGGCTGAACTTGGAATAGGAGCTCGTAAAGCTGAAAGAGATTGGATGGCTGGAATAGGTGAGGTTCAAGAACAAAACATGAGACGAGCTGAAGCTATTGCAAATCGTAATGCTGCTATTGAGGGAGCACTTGGATTTGCAGGATCAGCGGCATCAAGTTTGGATGACTTAATTGGTCTTTATAAAAAACAAGGTAACAAAGCACAACAAAGCTGGAATGCATTAACTGCTAATACAGCATATACTGCTCCAGGTGGTCCACTTACTAAAGAACAGCAAGCTGCTTATGGTCTTAGTATATTACAAGGAACAAACTACCAACCATAATGGCAATTAATCAAAATATATTTGGCTATATTCCGACCGAGTCGGTAGATTGGTCTAAAGCCTTAGGTGGTTTATATACCACTGTTAAGGGTATTGAGGAAGGTCGAGAAGAGCTTAAGTTAGAGCTTGATCAACTTAAAACTGACAACATTAAGACCATTCAGCAAGCTGATAATTTTACTAGTCAGACATTCCAACAAATGATGCTTGGCGCATCTCAAAATGGGGTATCTACAATTAAAGCCTGGAATGATGCGCTTAAAAGAGGTGAGCTTGATCCTAAAGAATATAAGCAAAGAATGAATAGCCTAATGGAAAATTGGGGTACGCTTGCTAATAACGTAAAGAGCTTTGACACCAAGAACGCCGAGATACAAAAGCAACTACAGAGTGGTGAAATATCAAAGGCCTCTGTAGAAGCTGGTGAGTATTTTGCTAGAATGGGCGATCTTAAGAATTTGCAGGTATTTATTGATCCATCTACTGGATTAGTTAGCACAGGTAGATTAGATGCCGCAACAGGTCAGGTTATTCCTGATACTATCGAAAGCGCCAAAACCACAGGTGACTTAAGCAATTTAATCTTTAATAAAACAAATGTTGATAAGGCTGTAGCTGAAACAACTAAGTTTTGGAAAGACTACATGGTTGAAAATAACATTACGACTACTAGCGACCTTAGACAAAGAGATGAATTTGCCAGTAAAATGGCTGACCTAACGGGTGCACTAACCAGTAATAACCGAATGACATTAAGTATTTTAATGGACAACACAGACGAGGGTTATACCACTTACTATACGGCGGCCGATAGGGATTCAAAGTTAATTGAAATGGTTGAGAGAGAAAACCAAAAAAGAGCATACCAGGACAAGTCGAAGTTGAGTGGAGAAGATCTAAATGCATTTATTAAAGAAGCTGAAGGTAAACTCATTCCAATGCAAAAAGATGCGTCAGGTGTATACCAACCAATGATATCAGAAAAACAAAAGGAAAGAGCTAAAAAAACTATTGAGTCAGCTGTTGCGCTTCAGCTTGGATATAAGTCATTACAAGACGAACCAAAGGTAGTAGGAGGTGGGTCAAATAATAGCCCAGAGAGTGAAAAATTAAAATACGAGACGCTTGCCAATGGGGTTATAAAAAATTGGAATAACAGCGAATGGCTTAGCTCCCAATCAAAAGAATATGACTTTAAATGGGTAGCAGGTGGAAAGCTAGAAGTTTATAAGCAAGTTTCTGATGGAAGAGGTGGATTTGATGCTGCTCTTGTTCAAACAATACCAAATCCTACACCTGAGACATTGGGTCAATATTTAGGTATTACCACAGCACAAGCAGATAACTTTAAAAAATCACTTGATGTGGCTAGAGGTACTGTAAATAGAACAACAAATACCACTACAAAAAGATTGGTTTCAACAACTACAAAATTTAACGGATAGATATGAACGACAAGCAGCAACAGCTTTATAATTATTTAAAAGAGAATGGGTTAACAGATTTAGATGCTAACACATTTTTCAGTAAATATTCAGATCAGGGGAAAGCTCAGGAAGTTTGGTCTTACTTAAAAGATCAAGGAATGACTGACCTAGATGCTAATTCGTTTTACTCTAGTTATTTTAAAAAAAAAAGCCCAGGCACTACGGACTCCACCTCGGGGACTGGTTCATCGGCGTCATCAGACGGTGAGATTTTTACAGGATATCCTGGTAAAGAAGCTAAGAGATATAAGTTTAAGAATAATGCATGGTATGAAGAAGCAGTTGTATCTTCAGGTAAAGATGCACCAAATACCACTATTAAGACAAAGTACTCTCAGATTACAGATCCTAATAGGATAAAAAATCTAAACTATCAATTCAAAAAAGACGCGTCTGTTTCTCAAGAGGAGCAAGTTTTCTCTAATTACGACGAAGAGAAAAAAGACAATTTATATCGTATAAATAACAACCAATGGGAACGAAAAACTCCTGGTAGTGAATTTGTACCCATCAAGAATGAAGGATCAATAAATGCATTAAACAAGCGATATGGTCAATCAGTAGGTACTAAAATTGTACCCACTACTACATTACCACCTAAGAATTTTAAAGAGATTACGTCTAGTTTTGTTGGACAAACTGAAGAGAAGGCTATTGATTATTTAACTAAAAACTACGCCAAATACGGATTCACATTCGAAGAAGAAGGTGCATTTGCTATTGACAGAATTAGAGTCAAGACTCAAGATGGTAGTAAAGAAGAGGTATTTGAATTTGATGAAAAGAATCCAGAGCAAGCTGCTAAATTAAAAGCATTCTTAGAAGAAAATGCAACTAAAGCTTATAGTAAAACATATTATGATGCTGTAGGAACTTTAAGAAAGCTTGAATATGCAGATCCAAAAACTGGGCAAAGAACAAGTTGGGATGCAAAAGATCCGGCAAAAGCATCAGTCAATGTAGGTAAGAAAATAATAGATCAGGATTTTCAAAATCAGTTTAAGAAATTGTCTTTTGAGGAGCAAAAAGAACTTATTCAAAACCACATTGTAGGGGTAGATTTACCTACTAAATATGTACAAGAGTTCTATAAAACACCTGCATATCAAGATTACAAAAAGAAAAAATCTGAGGCTAATAAAACATATGAGCAAAAGCTAAATGATCTTTATGATCAATATAATTATGCTAAGGAAACTAAGGATCCCAACAAGATTAAAGAAGCTAAAAACAGAATCAACTCTTATCTTACTGATGAAGTAATTCAAGACAATGTCAAGAATTATGATATGCAGCTCAATGATTTGCAAAAAACAGCTGAGAATATACAGTCAGATATGAAAGCATACGATATTGAGGTTGCTAAATTTAATCAGTTGGCAAAATCAGGCTTACTTACTCAGGAGCAATACAACGAGCAAAAATTACTCATAGACAATAAGGCTGAAGATATTGAAACTAGACGCCAAAAATTTAAAATTCAAAGAGATCAGACCATTGCATCTCAGAGTAAACTAAACTATGTAGCTGGTAAATATATCGCTGCAAAAGAGAAAGAAGGTGGGACTGCTGGGTATTTACTTAACAAGGTGCTGTCCGGTGTATCCATGGTAGTTGCTGAGCCATTTGCATATCAAGCAGCACTTGGTAAAGATAAATATGACGAGTTATCTCCAGAGGAAAAGGCATACTATAAAAGCTTAAAATATAATGGCAAGAATCTAACCAAGCAACAGATTGAAAATTTACTAGATAACCAAGCTATCCTTCAAGCAAAAGAAGATGCCAAAGCACAAGAATCTAACCAAGCAACAGATTGAAAATTTACTAGATAACCAAGCTATCCTTCAAGCAAAAGAAGATGCCAAAGCATCAATTATTAAAGCAGTAGGTAGCGAGGGTACTACACTTGAGTACATGAAATCTGGAGACAGAGGTTGGTTTACTCAAGCTATTGGTGGTGTATTAGAATCTCTCCCAGCTATGGCTTCTGGTGTTGGAGGCAAGGCTACTTCTTTTGTAGGTCTAGCCGCACAAGCATATAGTGGTATTGAGGAAGAGATGCTTAGCGATCCTGACTTCCAATACAGCTCATCATTAGATAGAGCATTAATTGCTGTGCCATATGCAGCAGCAATGGGTGTCCTTGAAAATGTTGGTTTAAACAACTTAGTAAAGGGTGATTCATTTGCTGGTAAAGTATTAATGGGTGTTGCTTTAAAAGCGGCTAAAAAATTAGGCGCAAATGCAACTGTAGATGCGCTTGAAAAAATAGCTGAAAAAGAAGTCCAAAGCATGTTAGCTAAGGGACTTATCAAAATAACTCAGGCAGGATTAGCTGAATTTGAAACTGGAGCAACTCAGTCATTAGTTCTTGATAAAGGATGGAAAGATGTAGCTAACTGGTGGATGTCTAAAGATCTAACTGAAGAGCAGAAGAAAAATCTAACTAAAGGTGAATTCTTTGAAACTCCAGATGGATTTAAGGAGACAGCATTTAAGGTTTTTGAAGATGGTCTTGCTGAGATGGTTGGTGGTAAGACCATGGGGGCTGTTGGTGTTATTGGCGAAAGATTAATTAGAGGCAATATTTCACTATACAGCGAAGACGATTTAAAGTTTTTAGAAAATGTAGCTACAGATACAGAGTTCAAAAAGTTGATGGTTGCAAACCTAAAGACTCAAATGATTAAAGGTAATATCACTAAGTCAGAAGCTAATGCACAATTAGAGGCCATCAACAAAATTGACGGAATAATATCTAGCATGCCAGAACAACTTTCAGACAGAGATAGAATGAATGCGTTCAATCTTATTGTTGAGAGAGATAGATTACAGAAGGAAATAGATAAAAGCGACCCTGCATTAGTTACTGCTCAAAAGGAGCGTGTCGCTGAAATTAATAACCAACTAGATAAAATAAGTAAAGATGCCGTTCAAAAGCAAACAACAGGTGAAGTACCTGTACAGTCAGGAACCGCAGTTAGCGGAGAAATGGCGGAAGGAGAATCCGAAACAGGACTTAAAGAAGCTACCAAAAAAGGTAAAGAAGAAGTAGCACAATACATTGCAGATATGGGTGCAGAGGCTCGTCTTGGGGCCACTATAAACCCAATCATGGATAAGATGTCTAACGCTGAGTTCATCAACGATAATGACATTGACACTGCTATTGAAGCCATCTTTAATGAGGTAGAGCAACTAGAAAAGTCGGATCAATACAGCCCTGAGACAAAGGCTGCCATGTCTGAGAAATTATTAAACATTGCAGATAAATTAGATAACTATGAATTTAGAACAAAGACTGAAACTGTCGCAACTACCAAAGCAGGGGCAGCTAGCCCTACTAGAAGAACTTCTGAAGCGGTCCAAAAAATCAGAGCCGAAAAATACTTCAATGGCGTCGAAGCCGAAGTCAATGGACAACAAGTAACTTTATCAGACAACAATGGTCGCGTAGAGGCAGCTATGCCAAACGGAGAGGTGATTGTGATAGACACTCCTACCATGGAAATCATCGAGGATGGTTTTGAGTTCGACAATAATGGCGCACTACAAGCTGTCACAGTAACCGATAGGCTTGGAAACACGGTTAAACTAACTGGTGAACAAGCCCTTGACTTTGCTATCCGTGATCGCGAGAACAAACTTGGTGTTGTTGAGCAAGCTGAGTTTGAGACTGTATACCAAGAAGTAGAGAAGCAATATATTAAAGAAAATTTGCAGGATACGCAAAAACAAACTAATTTAGCACAAGATGAAAAAGGAAAACCAAAAGCTGGAAATAGACTCTTCAACGAGCCGCTCAAGGCAGTTGCAGAAATTGCTAATCGATACTTTCAAAGAGTTTTCGGATCTCAAAGACCAACGTTCGAAGGTACAACAGAGCTTGATGTCGAAAGAGCAAAAAGGATAGCTGCTGCTTATGAAGCTATGGAGGATAACCCAAATGACCCTGAGGTCAAAAGGGCTTATGAAGCTATGGCTAAAGAAACTATTGAGCAATACCGAGCGTTCTTAGATGCCGGATATGTTGTAGAGATTAATAATGAAGAGCCTTACGCTACCTCTGAAGAAATGATAGAGGATTTGCGTAATAATAAGCGCATTAAAATATTCTCTACGGAATCTGGTTTTGGAGATACACCAATTACTCCGGAACAACGTGCTGCAAATCCACTATTAGCAACAACTGAATTTACTGATGTCAATGGCCAACCTATGTTGGTAAATGATTTATTTAGAGCTGTTCATGACTTTTTTGGTCATGCCGAGCTAGGTAATTCATTTGGCCCTAAAGGGGAAGAGAATGCATGGAATGTACATGCAAGAATGTACTCTCCTTTAGCGCGTAGAGCCATGACGACTGAGACCAGAGGGCAGAATTCATATGTGAATTTCTCTGGTGTTAATGAAAGAGTAGAAGCATTAAGAGAAGAGGCTAGAAAGTTAAGAGAGCAAGGAAAACTTGATGAAGCTGCTGCTCTTGTTAATCAGATCTATGATGAGGCAAAATTTGCTGATCAAAAGATTGGTTTGCTTCCGGAAGAATTCTCAATGATAGATGGTGAGGTTCAGGAAACTGTAGATGCTGAAGCCAATCTTATAACTGAGAAGAACGCGAAATTAATGTCTGTTAAGTTCAAGCGTAACCCTATAGTAAGGGCCGCTCTTAACATCATGAAGGCACTTCCAGGCGTTAAGATATATCTTCATGAGAATACAGATCAATATGCCAGTACATTAGCCGATAGAACAGGAGAAAGCAAGCAGTCAATCACCAAAGAAAATAGTGCTGGATCTTATATAGATGGTGAGATTCATATTGACATGACAAAGGCCGATATGGTTACGCTTCTTCACGAGGCTGTCCACCATGCTTTTGCATCGTTAGGTGTTTCTGAGAATCTATTTATCGACCTAGCAAAAGGGCTTCGTCCATTAATTACAAACAAGACTAGACTAGCTGAGCTTGATGCTTTCATTGATTCATACGATGGTGATGAGCTCAAGGCTGAGGAGTTTATGGCTCAACTTGGTGGTATCCTCGCTGATAACAGAGAAGAGCTTACTGTAAGCAAGCTTACTCAGTTCAAAGCATTGATCAACCGATTGATGAAAAAGATTGGCCTAGGTGTTATATTCAAGGCGTCTGCAACGACTAAAGAAGCTGCCGACCTTATTAACGCCATTACTTTTGGTATATCTACAGGATCTAAAATATCTGATCAGGTTGTTGGTAAGACCGGTAAGGCAAAGAGACAAGCGGTTACAATTATGCAAGGAAAAGAGTCCATGAAGAAATTTGGACTCAAGGAGGGTAAGAATGTAACTAGAAAAATTGGTGAAGCATTAGAAGCTAGACAAAGGGCTAAATACGGAACTATTGCTCAAAAAGATAACTCACCTGAAGCCAGAAAGAAAATATCAAACTGGATGGTTGATGAGGTTAAATATTTTACAGAGCTAATGGGTGACAAGAGTGGTAAAGGATGGTATGGTGAACTATACCAAAAATCACTAGATGCAATGTCTAAAATCTTTCCAGAGATGAAGACAGATCAAAATGCTAGAGATTTATTTACAATGCTTGTAGCTATAACTTCAGATGGTCAGAAAGTTATGACTAATTTCAAATTAGCTTCTGAGGCATACGACTATTACAAAAAGAATGGAGTAATGCCAGTCACTCTTTCCGGTCTTAGAGTTGCATCTTTTGAGGCTAACTTAAAGAGAATAAACGAACTACTTGTTGAATACAACGGAGATATAGCTGCTATTAAAAAAGACTTAATGGATGTTAGGTCTATTCAAGATATAAATAAAGAGAGAAAGACAGAGGGACTTCCTCCATTAAAAACTAGCTGGCCTGTTAGTTTCAAAGCTCCGTTTGCTGCTTCTGTGTTTGGAGCAAAATTAGGAATGTTCTTCTCTAATCTATCAGGAAATGAAGCATATCCAACACTTGACAGATGGTGGTCTAGAACTTTTAATAGGTATCGTGGTACATTAATTCCCGGACTAAAAAGTGGATTCACTAAGAAAGGTGAAGCTATTGGACTTGATAGATTTAAGGGCTTACTTGGGAATCCAGGTATGAGTAACGAAGAGGCTTTACTAGCTTCTAAATCTTATCGTGATTCTTATGCTGCTAAAGGATATAAAAATGGAACCGAAGTAGAAAAAGCAGCAAATACAATATACAAAACTGCTTTTGAAAATATTAACGATGCTCCATTTAATGGAGGTGATCGTAAATTTATGTATGACACTATATCTGATGCTGTCAATAAATTAAATAAGGATGGTTATGAGTTAAGTATAGCTGATGTTCAAGCAATACTTTGGTACTTTGAAAAGAATCTCTATAAGACACTTGGAGTTCAGGCAAAAATTGAAGGTATTAGTTATGAAGATGCTGCAAATTATACATATGATAAGTGGAAAGAATCTGGTCAGAAATTTAATTACGAAATTAAAGCTGAAGAAGAAGGCCAATCTGTTGAGGATGCTGATGAAGATATAGAGGAAGAAGAAGCTAAACCAATTAAACGTAAGAAACAGTTAATAGCACCTAACGGTAAGCCATCTAAACTAAACGCTCAGCAATGGGAACAAGTTAGAACTCCAGCATTCAAGAAGTGGTTTGGGGATTGGGAAAATGATCCTGAGAATGCTAGTAAGGTCGTTGATGAGAATGGAGAACCTAGAGTGGTATTTCATGGAACTAATGCTGAATTTGATGAGTTTAAATCAGAACTATTAGGATCTAAAAATTGGCTTGCTGATTCAGCGTATATGGGCTTCTTCTTTGCTGGTAATCAAGCTACATCTGAAGCATATACCGGAATGAATTCATCTGATATGATTGGATTAAATATAAGCGATAGTCCAATACTAAAGAGAGCTAATGAAAAATACGGTAAGGAAATTCAAGATGTTAAGGATTCCATCAAAGAAGTTTATCAAAAAGAATTTGACGATGCCTTAGATAAACGAAAGAAAGAGTTAATCGACGGTTTAACAGAAGATGTCATAAAAATTTTCTTTCCAAAAGGAATAACCAATGAAACAGTTAATACTTTAATAAGTTTTGAAAAGAGGGAAGAGATATCTAAAAAAGCAGATAAGATTAATAAAGATAATGGAAATGCTAAAAAACTAGAAGATTTAGAGAAAAAAGCAATTAAGTATATTAATGATGAGTTCATTAAAGATCGAGGGTTAAAGCCTCAAATAATGAATTTATTCTTAAACATAAGAAATCCAAAAACAGTTGCTGTAGAAAATAGAGATGAGGTATCACTTCCATATGAGATACAAGCAGCAAAAGATAGTGGAAATGATGGTGTAATATTCAATAATCTTAAAGACGGAGCTGAAGAGGACGATATATTTGTAGCATTCAAGCCTAACCAAGTAAAGTCAGCTACTGAAAACGTTGGTACATTTAGCCCTAAGACCGCAAATATTAAATTCCAAAAGGCCCCAAAAATTTTAGGAGGGAAGCCGACACAGGTGATTGTGAAAGATGAGTACAAGGCTCTACTTGATCAGATCAAACTTGAGGCTAGAGCGCAGAGAGAACAAAAAAGAGAACATAAGAAAATACTAGCTGACATCTCCGCTACCGTCACTTCTTTAAAAAGTAAGGGCAACATATCAGTCAAGCAGTTTGACTTCATTATGAAGAAGCTGAAGGGCCTAAATTTTGATAACAAGCAGAAGGTATCTGAGTTCATTGATTATGTATCTAGAGCGCTTGCAAATGCTGAGTACATAGACAACGTTCAGAAGGCCAAGAGAATGTCTAAGGCAATTGCCAGTAAACTAAAAGGTAAGCCAAATCCTTTCGCTATAGTAGCTAAGATGTTCACGTCATTAGATGCTGAGTACGTTGAAAATGTTGTAGACCACATTGCTGTAGCACAGATGATTATGGATGGTGTTAAATCTAGCTCTACTAGAGGTGGTAAGTTAACACTAAAACAAGAACCTGATCTACAGGTAATCGCTGAATACATTGACGCTGAACAACAACGTCAAACGCAGAGACTATTTAAAAACCTACAGGCTAGATACGAGAATATTACCGGCAAACCTTCTACAAACTTGCCTGCTGAAACAATGCTAACAGAGCTCGAAGCGTTGAAGCCTGATGTAGATAATTCAGCTGACATACTTGATCAGATTGATTTGCAGTTGGCGGCATACAGCCAACTAATAGATGAGGACACACCACAGGTTATTATCGATGCAATTAATATTGACACTGAGGAGTTTGGTATTGCTGATTCAATTAAAGTTCTAGACGCACTTGACACATACTTTGCTAATGGTGTTACGTCAGGAATTGAGTCACTAATGGGTGCCTATGAGGGAATGATGAACGCTAAGAAGTTTAAGTTTAAGTCTAGCCCAATGAGCATAGCAATGTCTGAGAAATTAGGTAGAACTAGATTGGGGCTATTTGCTGGTTTCAGCAGAATACTTGAGCGTAAGTTTAGAAGTGTTGATAAAGCTAATGCATATCAAAAAGCAAGCGGAATTAATGACATCATTGTTGGCGCCAATAAAGCTGACTTTGAGGCTACGTTCAAGCAATCTGAATACATTAGAAAGTTTGGCAAGATGAAGGGCTTTTTCTCAAACGAGAACATATACGAGAGAGGTATCATCGCTGACTTAATTAGAACAAATCCAAACATAGATCAGGATGCTGAGTTTGATCGACTGATCAACATACTTATGGATTCTAAGAACATGCTTTTACAGAGCAGTGATGAGACCAAAGTAAGGATGGGTAGGCTGTATGACAAAGTATTCAAAAAACTTGGTCTATATAATGCTAACGTTACTCTTGAAAGTGTACTTGCTAAGGCTGAGCAAATGAATATAGATGCAGTAAATTTTGCTGTAGATATGTTTGCTGAGAAGTATGAGCAGATGAGTGATACTGCGATGGGTGTTTACAATATCATGTTGAACCAAGATATTAACTATACACCAAAGACATACGTTAACATTAAACAAGGTCAGTCAAAAGATTCTGATGCTTTATCTGGAAGCGATGTACTTGGTATTGGTCAATACTCAAACAACTACTTCAATAGAAATGAGGCTGGTGTGTTGATGCCAATAACAAGACCAAAAGACTTAAAATCAAACGGTAAGTATGTTGACTTGAACTTTGACAATAATATGTTTAGGTCTTATAGACTTGCACTTACCGATTCTTACACAGCTAAATCTATTAGACAATTAAACTCATTCTACAACTCAAGAGAGAATGAAGAAATCATTGGATCTGAGAGAGATTTTGATATCATTAAGAGTGCGCTAGCTGACTACATCAGTACTATAAAAGGAAAAAATCTTATCGACAAAAACCTATTACAAGGTGTAGATAAATTCTTAAATATGATTAGCACATTTGGTGCTGTAAGGGCCCTTGCTGGTATCGGTCAGTTTGCCAACCAGTTTGCATCCGGTATGTCAAATACCATTGTAAATGCAGGTGAGCACATGAGACCATCTGACTTCAGCAAGAGCGCTTTTGACTTCATGAATAAATCAGGTCAGCCGATAGCCAATGTAGGTGAAAATGATATTTTAATATCATTAGCAAATCTTGACAAGTCAATAGAAAGAGCAACACTAGGTAAGAGTATAGCAGAGGTAGGATTGGATAAATTTACAAAGTTTAATGCTAAGGCTTTCCAGTTAATGATATCTAATCCAGATGCTGTTGCAAGACGACTAGCTTGGATGGCTTATTATAGGAAGTATGTAATAAAGAATAAATTAGGTCCAATTGACTTTAATGCTGATCCAAATGCAGACGCAGCAGCTTACGCTCAGTCAATGGTTGATAGATCGATGGATACAACTGACGCTAGAGTTAGAGGTGAGTTATATAGATCTCAAAATACATACGCCAAAATTATTAAAAGTATGCTATTCCCATTCTCATCTTTTGGTATGAACCAAAGAACAAGAATGTGGGGAGACTTAACAAAAATAGTTAGTGGAGACTTTAACTTAGATACAGCTAGGTCACTAGCATCTATTGGTGCAGAGATTGCTGTGTATAATGTCATCAGATTCCAAATGGCGAAGTTGCTATTATACGCAGCAATGAACTTACTAGGATATGATGAGGAAGAGCAAGATGAACTTATTGAGAAACTAAAAAAGAATATGTTATCTAGCTCATGGAGTAAAGCCGTAGTGGATGTAATGTCCCCATTAGCATTAGCAGATAATTATGTTCTTAAATTATCCAATGATTTAATGTCATTTGTGGGTCTTGGCGAACCAAGTAAAACAGAAGTTGATAAATATATTGACGAGGAAAATAAGATTAGAGAACTCAAAAATCAAGATCCACTTAACTCAGAACAAGAAAAAAAGAAAAGAGAAAAGTATATTCAAGAAAACGCCATGCAGTTCTATATATCTGACGAGGCTAACTTTGGTACACTTGGTATCCAATGGGAAAAAATGACAGAGGCTTATGATATTTATAAAGCCATGAACACAGGTGAATTTACTGATAACTTTGATAGAACTGTATACCTTGATGATGAGGGTATGGAAAAAATAAAAGGTGTTGCCATACTAAAAACAATAGGTGTGGTAGCTCCTGTTCGTGAAGTTGATCAGATAGCCAACAAGTCATTCTCATTGCTTAAGAAAAGCAACAAGATATCAGAGAAGGTCAAAGACATGTCAGCTGAGATTAAAAATAAATATGGGAAGCTTGATCCAGTGCTAGAGATGCTAGCTCAAAAGAAAAATAAAATGTCAGCCATTGAAGGTGAGATGAAGTTCATTGAAAAGAACGGAGGCTTGACAGCGGATCAAAAAATAGAATATGCTAAAATCTTAGAATACATTCCGAGACCAACAAAAGATATGTTGTTAGCAATTAAGGCCGGTAAAACAGCCGATCAAATATTAAAGAAGTAAGGCATAACAACCTTACGATTAGACTCAAGGTCGATCTGGAAGAATACAAATCCGGATCGGCCTTTCTTAAAGTTAGTCTGAACCCACTCTGAACTTGGCGAGAATGCCGGAAAGTTGAAGTAGTCAAACTCATCGGAAGAACAGTAGTCGAATAGCATCTGGTGAGAGTCACCCTTGCTGAACTCAACGTAGTCACAAGATCTTAGCTCATGCGAGTGTCTAATGTACTGAGATATTTTCTCAACACCTCTTGAATCAAGCTGGACCTTGAATCCAAACTTAAGGTTGCGAGAGTCTTTGCCATGGCTAATGATAAATCCATGTTTTCCAATTATGTAGTGGTTTATAAACTTCTTGTGGTTGATAACATTGACGTTGCTGTACTTACGATCAACGACATGCTTAAATGCTGAATTAACAATGTATCCAAAAGCACCCGAATGGTTGTCTTCACATATGTTGTTACAAAGAATGTTCTTATACTGAGGGGCTAGATAGTCAATTAACAGTACTTTAGCTTTTAGACCTGCCTCAAACGCCTCTTCGTTTGTCATGTTCTGTGGGAGCTTATGCCCTTTACGCGTAGTCTCACCATCCCATCCATCCATAAAGTCTCCCAGATCATCTATAACAAGACTATCTGATGATTTATTTGCTAAAACAAACTCAGCCATTTCCTCGACTCTTTTATTAAGTAGATCTCCATTCCAATCAGTAGCATACAAAGCCAATCCCTTTCGGCTAGCATCCATACCTACGTGAACATCGGTCCATACCAAACGATCAACTGTATGCCCTGGCTTCCAATCTGACTTAGGCACTGGCGACTTACCTTCAATACATTTTGATATAATTGACTCGTAGTCTATTTCATCAACGCGATATGCTGGATTCTTGATAAATAAAGAGGCCTGCTTAGTCTTAAGCCAAAGGTACGGGACGTTTGAAGGAGCTACTTCTAAGTCATTACACGCATCCTTAACACCTCTATTATTATGCTTAGTAACAGCGCGAGAGACATATATTCTCATTGTCTCTTCTCTCGTATTAAGTTTGTTCTCAGAGATTATTTGTCTGGCAATATCAGCCTTTGTCATTCCCGATGCTAGAAGCTCCAGGATTCTGTCCATATACTGTTTCATCGTAATGGGTTTTATGTAGATCCCTTAGGACCGTGATTAGATTTTGAATAGTGGGAATCAGAGAGTCGTAATCTTCGTCCATGAGATGCTCATAGATGCTGTCAGTTAGCTCGTTTATTTCGAGCATTATTGAGTTAACGTAATTGACATTCTGCATTACGCAAGCTAATGTACAAAAAAATTAAACAACGTAATTAAATGTTGATAAAAAAACTATTGGATCTACTTGGTAGGTTATTCGATATTTATTAATGTTTTCTTTTTTAATCACTTTTGCTATAAAGTATTCGTCAATAACGGAACCGTTTTCATTAATACTAACCGGCCATTTCTCTAATACCCTGTTAATAGGGTACAGCCTAGTTCCATGCTTTAACGGCATAGCTCTAACCGTTATATTGGCTGCATATACCCCTGGCTTCATACGTCTAAATTTAATCCATCATCACTAATTAATTGTCTAAGTTTTGTTCGGCAGTAGTCAGCCATTTCAATCTCTGCGCTAGTAGCCTCTCGGTTACCGATGTATCCGTGCTTAATTATTCCTCTGAGTTCTTGGTCAAGATCCCAAACAATAAGCCTCCATTTAAGACCATTAAGTGCATCTTGTAGTTCATCTTGCTCCTCGTGTTCGAAGTGTAGTGTTGCTTTCATATGTAGTATTTTTTGTATTCATTTTTTTTAACGTCTACTTCTAATTTACGCAAGTCTCGAATGTAAGATGATGCCCACTTGGGGTGCACGCTTAACAAGTTAGCTATTGACATTAGAGGTCTTGGTCTTTCCTGTAAGAAAGGTATTAGAAGTAATATCTTCTTTTGCTTTGGTTCGTATAACTTTTCAAATTTCTCCTGATTCATATTAAATTAAGTGTTTTTCACCATACTTAATCGGTTTTCACCCGATTATGGATAAAATATTAAACATTTTTCGCACTTCATGTCTTTAGTTAGACCTTCAGATATAATCACTCCGCAGTCATGACATAGCGTAGCACCTATACCATTATTGTACTTGTGTATAGGCTTACCATACTTCCTGATTAGCATAAATGTTGTCTTAATGTCTACCCAGTTCAGTTTAATCTCCTCGCCATTTTTAATAGGATACCAAGCAATAGTGTACCCGTGGTCAGCGTTTGTCCAGTCCACACTATTTACTATATTGCCATTAACTGAGTGGAGATATATCCAAGGTACGTTACCGGCAAGCTTGATGTCGTAGCCAATCTTTTCAAGCCTTTCTTTAAACTTTACTACTTCGTTCATTCTCTCTGTATTTAATCTCTTTTCTAATCAAATCAAGGTGCCACTTTGCACCACCATACTCAAGGACTGACTGCAAGTAGTCGTCGTCCATATCCTTTAGTGGTATCCAAGTGAGTGGTTGCTTACCATCTTTACCTCGGCTACCTCGTGTGGCATAGCATCGAACTACGTCAAATGGGTCGTCAGTGTAGTAGTTGTGGATAATCAACTTGTCAAGGTCCTTTGCTCCGTATCTCTCGTAGCTAAGACCACCATCCACCATTGCCTCGTTAGGACAGCTACATGTTTTGTAGTCGTGCACAGTGTAGCTGACCAATAGCTCCTTACATTCTGTGCAGGTTACTGCGTTGTAAACTAGTTGTCTCATATCTTCTCAACTTTAGTGATAAACTCAGGGCTCATCCAAGTGTTTCGCTTGGTATAGTAATTATCTCTAAGCAAGTAAGTTCTTGTTGGTTCCTCGTTCCTTAATGTATAAACTAAGTACTGAGTGTCAGGATTAAACCTTGCGTGGAAAACTTTGATATCCTCATTCATTTCAAGACCTTGCTTGTAATTTTCGTTCATATTTAACCAATGAAACAAATGGTCTCTTTGGTTATCAGTCATCTGCTCCCAATACACATCAGTTAAATGTTGCCAAAACATAGTTCTAGCAATAGGTTTTGGCGGTATACAGGCTTCTGCTAAGAAGGCTAGTTCGAAAAAATCGATTTCAAATTTGTTCATTGTTGTTTACATTTCTTTATAGGTTATGTGGCAATTTTTACCACTTATGTTGAATTAAAAAGCCTTTTTTCTCGGAAGGCTAACCTATCTCCCTACGATGAGAGCCGCAGCCAATGCACGGCAGGTTACGTTCCATACGTCTATGGCATATTTTTTCTATAGTCCAACCAGAATCCCAGTGCGACTATTATGTTCATACCGACAGAACTGAGTATCTCAGTTATGTCCCCATAGACAGTTGTCATCAAGTGAATATGACCAACAGTCCAAAATGGAATGGCTAGATTCTGACTGATCCAAATAATGGTATATCTTATGAAGCCAGCCATTGGTTGAATGCAGTGCTAATGTTCTGAACTTCGTCAAAGAACTCTATCGATCCATCCATATCCTTAACGCCACCAAATACAGTCTTGGATAATTTCTCTACCTCGTCAATAAAATCATTACCGGCCTTCTTAACTCCCTTGCTGTATATTCTTGGGTAGTCTTCTCTAATGTCTTCCATGTAGTCCATTAAAACCGGAAGGACGCCCAATAGGGCCGCCATTTTTCTTTCATTCGATATCATAATATTCTCCATTAAACCAGGTTGCCGAGACCCCGTGGTTGAGCAGCTCCTTGATTCTATAAATCTGTAGTGGCCTCGGCTTTTGTCCTGGACGTTTTACTTCTATAAATTTAACATCTGAGTTCTTTGGTATTGCGATAAGATCAGGGATTCCCGGCTTGTTTGTCACTGATAACTTCAGCACATAGTAACCCTCCTTCTCTAACCTCTTGATTAGTTTTGCCTGTATCTGCTGCTCGGTCACCTACAAATGTAGATGTTTTTTCATAAATACCCAACTTCAACCTACGTTTTATTCTTAAAAAATCATCTAATCTTCTGGCTTCTAAAATATCTTCTTTTAGGTTGTACTCTTTTTTTCTCCTGTATGAACCAGAGTTATGCATAAACTTACTATCTCCCAAATAGTCAGCTACACATTTAGTTTCTGATGCATATACAGCATCCCTAAACCTAACCATATCACTGTGCATGCGAAGACCATGAAATATGCTTGCATGATTTTTTCCAAAAACTTCAGCTGTTTGCATCAAATTTAGTCCTGCCTCACGTAATTCATTATAGATGTAGTACCTTTTGTATACTAACTCTCTTTTTCTTAATTTTTCTTTCAACCCATATATCTCAATGAAGTCATGTATTAATGCTAGTCTGTTCATAATCTTTCTTAAAAATGTTTAACGTATAACTTCTCTTACTCTTCACTGCCTTGTAGATCTTATCTTCAATACCACCTACACTGAATATCCAAAACACCTTGTTGAACTTTCTATCCATTGTAGTCATCCTATCGCGCGCTTGCCAGTACGACGTCGCGCTGAAGTCAATGTTGTAGAACACCACGTAGTCAGCATTTTTTAAGGATATACCCTCACGACCTGATACAATCTGCAATGCTATCACTTGACATTTGCCAGCGTCAAATTCTTCCAAGCTCTCAGTCAATTGGTTTCCATACACCTGCTTCAATGCCTTTAACTCAGCTTTAAACTTGTAGAAGATACCAATTCTTGATGTCGCAAATCGCGACCTTATAAACTCAGCCTTTATGGTGTCAATAACCATGCTGTTACCACTCTCAAACTTCACAGTTCCACTGCATAGCTGGTGTACCTTCTGCATCAACTTAACCGGCGTGTCGGCCAAAATAACTTCTTCCCGACCCTCCACAACCAAGTCGCGCTCCAACTTCTTCACAATCATCTTTGTCTTCTCAGACATATCGACAT